TATCAAAAATTTGATAGTCTTCATATTAGTAAAACAAAATGGCATCAGCTTTGTAATGAAACTGATAAACCATTAAAAATTGTAGAAATACAATATGGTGAAAAGTGTGTCGAGGAAGATATAGAAAGGAAACCTTTATTATGACAATACCATCAAGCCCTGTAGATCGTAAAGCTATCTTAGACTGCATGAAAGAAATTAGTGCATCTATGACTCGCACCGAAGGTGAACGAGAGTTTATGCGTGAAGCAATTAAAGAAATTTGCGATAAGTATCAGCTGTCTAAAAAGACATTTCGTCGAATGGCAAAAGTATATCACAAGCAAAACTTCAGTTTAGAACTTGAAGAACACGAAGAGTTTGAGACTATGTATCAAACAATCACAACAACCACAACCATGAGTAAAGACCATGCCTAAATTTACACTTATTTGCGATCACGGTAATGAAAAAATAACCGCGGAATTTGAAAAAGAATATTTACCCGAGGTTCTCGAAAACCTCGAGATGTTTCTTCGAGGGGCAGGATATCATTTTAATGGTAATCTAGATTTTGTCCAGGATATAGAAGCGGAGCAATACTATCATGTATAATCAATATATTCTCGAAGCTAAATATTTAGACGCTATCAAAAGAGTTAAACGTAAACTCATTGTGGGAGTATATGCTAATTTAGATAAAGTGGAGGAAGCTAAAAAGAACTTACTTGCAGAAGAAACCAAGTATTCTTTGCGATTCTCTATTACCCCTCACTTTAACCCGTTTCTCAATGCAGTTGCTTGACTTCCTACCTAAAAGATGTTATAATAATGACATTAAGGAGTAAAAATGAGCGTAATTTATACCGTTATTGAACAGTTGGCATCAGACAATTCTCGTCTTGCTAAGGAAGCCATTCTCAAAAAGAATGTCAACAATGAATTACTAAAGCAAGTGTTCAATCTAGCTTTGAATCCATTTGTTCAATTCTATATCAGAAAAATTCCAAGCTATGATACTTCTACAGATAGTAAACCATTAAAAGAGGCATTAACTAATCTTAGTGTTTTATCAGATCGTGTAATGACAGGTCATGCTGCAATTAATCATTTACAATTTATTTTAGGATCACTGAGTAAAGAAGATGCAAAAATCATTGAGCGTATTATTGCAAAAGACATGCGTTGTGGAGTCTCCGAAGCAACCGTTAATAAAATTTGGCCAGGAACTGTCCCGTCATACCCAGTTATGTTGGCTTCTGGATACGACCAAAAGCTTGTCGACAAAATCCAATTTCCCGCCTATGTCCAACTCAAACTCGACGGAATGCGATTCAACGCAATCGTCAAGGGCGAAGTAGTAGAATATAGATCTCGCAATGGTAAAGAATTAACTATTCCTAATAAAACATTTGACATGCCATTTATTACTATGGCAAAATTTTATGGTGAGAATATGGTATTCGATGGCGAGTTGCTGGTTGTAGACGGTGCAGGCAAACCTGTCAATAGACAAACAGGCAATGGTATTTTATCCAAATCAATTAAAGGTACTATGGGTGTGCAGGAAGCAGTAAATGTACGCGCAACGCTCTGGGATGCTATTACATTTGAAAAATTTTCACACGGTGTTGATAAGGAAGTTTACAGTGCAAGGATGGAAAAACTAAGTAAGGCTATCTCATACATGAGAGGGCAAAAAGGACAGATAGGTCATTATGTTGATCTTGTGTGGAATAAACAAGTAAACGATATTGCCACTGCTCAGACAATATTTGAAAAGTTTCTAGCCGAAGGCCAAGAAGGCACAATCTTAAAATCCAAAGATGGTATTTGGGAAGACAAGCGTTCTAAGACTCAAATTAAGTTTAAAGGTGAGCTTGAATGCGAGTTAAAAGTTGTAGACTGGGAAGAGGGCACAGGCAAGAATGTAGGTCGACTAGGAGCATTGGTTTGTGAATCAGGTGATGGCGTTATTCGAGTAAATGTTGGATCAGGCTATTCCGATGAACAACGGGATGAGTATACCAAAAAAGTTATTGGTAAAATTATAACTGTTAAGTATAATGCCCGTATCAAAGATCGATCTGGAGTTGAGAGTTTGTTCCTTCCTGTATTTATTGAATTACGTGAGGATAAAGATACCGCAGAATCTAGTAAATCTATCAAATAATTATAAATAAACGGGAATGAGGTTAATCATATGCCCGCAAAAATTTACAAGTTTCCTGAGAGACGAACATATTATCGAGGTTACAAAATTCCTCTTTACACAGAGGATCAGATATTTTTGACAATCTTATCTTTAAATATCTTTGGTAATCTTACAGAAAAAGTAACTGAAAAAACCCTAGAAGATTACGAACCGTTAACAGTTATAAAAGCGCTAGTCGAAGCAAAATCGTCTGGCGTTTTTTCCATTAAAACTAAAAATACTATACAGGAAATATTAAAATCTATAGAAACACTATGAATACCTTTATCTATATAATGTTTTTACAAAAATTTGAAAATTAATAGTGATGTCAAATCTTAAACGTATTGGATTTTGTTGCAAATGGCTCAACAGTCCAAACGAATGTGGCGGTATGAAGGTCAATGCCAAAGACCGAGAGCTCAACGGGTCGTCAACTACCATGCGTTGGTTACGAGAACACCCAAACCAAGCAGAGCAGCGTCAATGGGATATCATGAATCACAACACATCTGCTGCTGTTAAATTAATTGAACGGGTAGCCTCGCTGCCAGCCAATCGCAGAATGGTACGTCTCGGATCAGAAATGTTACCGGGATATACAGAAAAAGATTGGATTGATTGGTGGCAGCGCCCGGAGATTCAAACGCATTGCGAACAAATTTTTGCACCAATTGGTGAAACCGCTCGTAGACTAGATGTACGACTTAGTTTTCATCCTGGGCAGTTTTGTGTATTAGCCAGTGAAAATCCCGGTATTGTAGAGAGGTCAATTGAAGAATTTGAATATCATGCTAATATGGTTAGATGGATGGGGTATGGCAAAACATTTCAGGACTTTAAGATCAATGTACATATTTCCGGTAAACGCGGCCCTGCAGGCATTATTGAAGCACTTGGCAAGCTGAGTCCAGAGGCTCGCAACTGTATCACTATTGAAAATGACGAAAACTCATGGGGGGTTGATGCTAGTATTGAACTAGTGGATCATTGCGCGCTAGTGCTTGATATACATCATCACTGGATTCGTACCGGAGAATATTTACAAGCCAATGACAGTCGAGTATCGCGTATTATAGATTCATGGAGAGGTGTACGTCCGGCACTGCATTATTCTGTTTCCAGAGAAGATGTATTGGTAGGGCACGACCCCTTTGAGTTGCCTAATCATGCAACATTATTAGCACAGGGCCACAAAAAACAAAAAATGCGAGCACATTCAGACTTTTATTGGAATCAATCTGCTACAGATTGGGCCTTAACATTCTGGCCTCAGTTTGACATACAATGTGAGGCAAAAGGTAAAAATTTAGCTAGCGAACAGGTATTTAACCGCGCATTGGAATTGGAATTAATCTAAGTATTAAATTAGAAAAACGAGTAATATCTATTTGGTATTACTAACAGCAAGGTATAATATATAATGTATCAGGAGTTAATTAATGCCATTTTATGATTTTAAATGTTCTAACTGCGATGAAATATTTTCAGTTATGTGTTCTATCTCTAAACGAGAATCGCAAGAGTGTCCTTCTTGCAAGTCCCCCAAATACGAATCCCATCATACTGCTATGCCTGCGTTTGGCGACCCTGTGCGTCTTGGCATCAGAACCGTGGATGATGGGTTTCGAGAAGTGTTGTCTAGGGTTGGGTCTAACAACGGACGTCAGGCTGACCTTAAAAACAAATTGAGCAGAAGCTAATATATGATAAGTTATCTTTCTTTAACTCGGGAGGTCAACACATAGCGTTGCCTCCTTACTTACTATTCTAAGAGGACAATTCATGGCAAAAACAAGAACAAGTGTTCAAACACAATCTAGTCAAACCCCTCAGTTAACATTAGCCAATAATAAACTGAAACTATGTCTAGATGACATGAAAACAATTAAGCCATTAACAGATAATCAGAAAGGGTTCTTTGATTCATACGATAAAGCAAAAGTTATGTTATTACATGGTGTTGCAGGAACAGGCAAAACTTACATAGCATTATATCACGCATTAGAGGAAGTATTAAACAAACAGAATCAGTATCAAAGAGTAGTAATAGTTAGGTCAGCAGTACCTAGCAGAGATATAGGACATTTACCTGGAGACGAGAAAGAAAAGACAGAAGTATATACTGAACCATATGTAGAAATTTGCAAGGATTTATTTGATAGACCAGATGCATTCCAAAGATTGAGCGAACAAAAAGCAGTTCAATTTATGATTACATCTTTTGTCAGGGGAATAACTTTAAGCAATTCTATAATTTTAGTTGATGAATGTCAAAACATGACCGATATGGAATTAAATTCCATAATGACTAGAGTCGGCGTTAGATCCAAAATTATATTTTGCGGTGATTTTAGACAAACAGATTTATACAAGAAAAGCGATATGTCGGGATTGAAAAAATTTATGGTTATTGCTGACATGATGCCGAGTTTTAAAACATTCGAATTTGGAGTTGATGATATAGTTAGATCTGCTATAGTAAAGGAATATATATTAGCGAGGCTAAAATATGAAACTCAGTATGAACTGGTATAATAACTATAAGGAAAATCTATGAGCTTTGAATTCAATTTCACAGAAGAAAAATTAAAGAAGTGTCTATCAAGAAACAAAAATACTCCCGATCTTTTTGTATCTTTAGAAAAGGTATTACCTAAATATGAGATTACAACTGTAGAAAGAGTTGCTGCATTTTTAGCACAATGTGGCCATGAGTCTTTGGACTTTACTGTCCTTCAAGAAAATTTAAATTATGGTGCAAAAGGGTTGTTAGGGCTATTTAAAAAGTATTTCCCTAATGAAGCTTTGGCAAAACAGTATGAACGTAAGCCTGAAAAGATTGCAAATAAAATTTATGCGAATCGTATGGGGAATGGACCCGAGGAGTCTGGCGATGGCTGGGCACACCGTGGCCGCGGGGCCATTCAACTTACAGGTAAACTAAACTATCAGGCATTTGCTAATTCGATAGGATTAACCTTAGAAGATGCCATTACCTATTGTGCAACAATGGATGGTGCCATAGAATCTGCTTGTTGGTTTTGGCAAAAGAACAAACTTAATGCTATTGCTGATAAAAAGGATGTTCTCGCAATGACAAAAAAGATAAATGGTGGTACAATAGGACTTGAAGATCGTAAAAAACATTACGAGCATAATATGCAAGTTCTAGCTTAAGGAAAATATAATTATGAATATGGCTTTAGATGTACAAGTATTTCAAACAGCATGTGATCAAACACCTAGTGAGGAAAATGCTACCTTATATCACAAACTCATAAATGAAGAGTTTAATGAGTTTTTAGAGGCATATCAAAATAAAGATGAGGTCGAACAGCTTGATGCTT